AGATGGCCATTGAGGTTATCGAGCTGCAAGTAACAAGAGGTATACTAGATGGAATTAAATAACTATCAAAGTAAAGCGAGAGAAACAGCACTTTATCCTAAAGATCAAGGGTTGGTTTATTGTGCGCTAGGTCTAACAGGGGAAGCTGGAGAAGTAGCGGACAAGATTAAAAAGATCATTCGTGACAAGGGTGGCGTTGTAAGCGCAGAGGACAGAACAGCTTTAGCTAAAGAGCTTGGTGATGTACTTTGGTATTTAGCTAACCTTAGTCTTGAGTTGAATCTAGCTTTAGACTTTGTAGCCTTGAAGAATGTTGAAAAATTATCAAGTCGCAAGAACAGAGGCGTGATCTCTGGGAGTGGAGATAACCGATAATGCCAGTTAACAAAGTTAAAGGTGGCTACCGTTGGGGTAAAACAGGCAAAATATACAAAACTAAAGAGGAAGCAGAGCGACAAGGTAGGGCTGTGAGAGCCACTATGGCTTCAAAGGGTAAAGGCAAGGGTAAATCTAAACCTAAGCCAAAGGGTAAATCTAAAGGTTACTACAAATGAATATAGAGAAGAAAGTGGCCGATGGTGTAAAGGTTACACATGCAGGCGGAGAACTAGCTCTAACGGATAGAGAGCTAGATTTAAGCCTAGAGTTACCTAAAGTTGGTAAAGTGCTATCTGAGGAGCATTTAAAGGCCATTGAGGATGCGATTGAGTTACATGAAGACTTTATCAAGCCTATGACTTCTGCGACTAGGGTAGAGGGAGTGTTTGCTAGGTTAGATCTTGGTGGGTATTGGTCTAACTGGGTAGTGGGTGAAGACCTAGAAGATGTTATGGAGCAGCTAGATGATCTTTATGGTGTATATGAGGATTATCTTTGAGCTTCGATACGCTCTATTTCGCTTTGGATATAGAACAGAGCTTTCTTAAGGTCTTCGATTTCTCTATTTGGGTCTTTGTGTCCTGCTCTGCAAATGTATTTTACTGCATTGCCCAACGAGAAGTTTAACTTCCAAGCATTAATTACGTTTATAGCTTCATAAATACCAGGTCTATAGTGGTTTGGGTGGTCCACATTTTCGTCTGAATGCTCTGAAAAAGTTTTTGGAAACTCTTGATAGGGGGTCTGCTCATTTTGGAGCTGCGTGATAAATTGTTCTTTAGTTGTCATGTTAGTTGTCGTTCCTTTTTGGAGTCGTGCCTTATATAGTATATATATATAAGACTAAGTATATATATAAGATCAAGGGTGAATGTTATGGCTAGAAAACCAAGTAAGTCTAAATCTAAGTCTAAAGTTCCTAAGAAGTACACTGCTGGCCTTTCGGCTAAAGAGAAGAAAGAGCGTGAAGCTCAAATTAGGAAAAGGGCTAAAGCCTCATCTAAGGGTAAGCCTAGTTATTCACCTATGAAAGGTGATGCGAAAGCAAAGACTAAGCCATCTAAGTACACAACCCAAGCTAAAAAGAGTGGTCTTAAGAAGAAGATCGAAGATAATACGGTTGGCAAGGGTAAAGAGCCTTACTTAAAGGCAGTAGCAAAGTCCACTGGTTACCCATTACCCATTCTTAGGACTGTTCACGAGCGTGGTGCAAGAGCTTGGGCAACAGGTCACATACCAGGTGCAAGTCAAGCAGCATGGAGTCGTGCTAGGGTATTGAGTTTTGTGCAGGGTGGTAAGACTAGTAAGACAGCAGATAAAGAGTTATACAAAAAAGCCAAAGAGCAGATGAGAAAAAGAAAGAAGTAATCGTTTTGGAGATACAGAAAAAGACAAGGGGTAGGAAACCAAAAGCACCCAAACATATTCTATCTAGGGAAGAACTTTTAGATATATCAGAGAAGTGTTTCCAGTTCTGCTTAGAAGCAACAGGTATTCAGCTTTACCCATACCAAGAGGAGTTCGCTAGACGTATTTGTCAATCTGTAATCTTGGAAGATGGTGATGAGATCACTGCCTTATTTGCGAGGCAGAGTGGTAAGACCGAATCGGTATCAGTAGTGGTTGTGGGCTTAAGTGTAATCTTGCCGACTTTGGCAAAGACACCAGGTATTAGAGAAGACGATAGGATTAACAAGTTTAAGCGAGGACTTTGGGTAGGTATCTTTGCACCCAACTATGAGTTAGCAGGTGTGATGCATAGTCGCATGGCGAATCGTATGCAATCTGAGACAATGATGCAGGTGCTAAAAGACCCAGAGCTTGGTATTGACCTACAGGGTGGTCGTAAAGTTCTTAGGTTACCTAATGGCAGTTTTGTCGATGCGAATAGTGCAGGCCCACAAGCTAACATCGAGGGTAAAACCTATCACTTAATAATTTGTGAGGAAACTCAGGATATATCTAACTACAAAATCCGTAAGAGTATACACCCAATGGGCGCAAGTACGAATGCGACTATGATTAAGATTGGTACACCTAATCAACAGAAGAATGAGTTCTTTGATGCTTGTGAGCGGAATAGAAAGAAGACCGCATCACTAGGTAGGAATGAGCTACCTAGCCACTTTCAGTATGATTATGAACACCCAGCGAGATACAACCCAAGATATGGTGCTTATATAGAAAAAGAGATTGAGCGTCTAGGGTATGAGTCTGATGAGTTCCGAATGAGCTACAGGCTTCATTGGATGTTGGAGAGAGGTCACTTTATTGCTCCAGAGATCTTAGATGCTTGTGCTATTAAAAAGACTGACAAGCTTAGGGTAAAGAAAAAAGGGAAGTACGTTCACTTCAAGAGGAATGAGAGTCATTATTATAATGATAACATGACCGAGAATATGGTGGCCTCGATAGACATTGGGCGCAGCAATGACTCAACTGTTGTGACAGTGGCTAAGGTATGGTGGGAGAATCCGATTATGTTTGCAGGTGAGGATAGATACCATACTCATATTGTGAATTGGTTAGAGATACAAGGCGATGATCATGAGACACAGTACCCACAGATCTTACAGTTCTTAGGGAATTACAAGATAGGCTCAATTATAGTCGATGCGACAGGTCGAGGTGACCCAATTTTTGATCGCTTGAAAGCAGACCTATATGATCATGGTATTGACGTAAAGCCCTTTGTATTTAGTCAAAGGACTAAGCATGAGGGCTATACAATCCTGTATCAAGAGATTAAGACGCAAAGGCTTACTTACCCAGGCAGTGATCACTCCAGAGGGTACAAGCGTTGGCAAAAGTTTGTGAGAGAGATGTATGATCTCCAAAAAGACTGGAGAGGGAAGTACATGGATGTCCATGCTCCTACCAGTGGTAAGAAGAAAACAGGTTCTGGTGGACACGATGACTATAGCGACTCTTTGATGCTTTTATGTTATTTAGTAAACCGAAAGATGATCTCTGCTGAGACTGCGGATAACCCATTTATGGGTAATGCAGTTGGAGATACCCGAAGACGTTACTCAGCCCAAATTAGGGGTGGTCGATCAAGGAGAAAGTTTGATGGATGGTAATCTGTTGACAATAGAGCAAATAAGTGAGTTGAGTGGGCTAAGTGAGCGACTCGTAAAAAAAGCAATCTCTAAAGGTGATTTACTTGATCAGACTCCAAAGTGTGTAGGAGAGTGGCTAAAATCTTCAATACAGATTAAAATGAGCGCACCAAAAGCTCGTACAGGCATACGCAAGGACAGAGAGACTATTGTTCACAGAAAGTGGGATTGAGGTGAAATATGGCGCTTAGTAGCAGAGGAATTATTGCTGGAACTCCTTATGGTAGTTCAGATTCAAACGTGTATCAGTTAGTCACCTCGACAGAACTAGAACACTCAGAGCGTCTTAGACGATATAGAGAGTTTATGAGATTCTATAGGGGTAAGCATTGGGACCATACTAGAGATGTTAATGAGCCTTTTGTGACAATGAATTATTGCCGCAGGTTTGTAGATGCTAGTGTAAACTTTCTAATGAAGAATGGTTTTACAGTAACAATTCCTGATGACCCTGCCACAGCAAGCAAAGAAGATGAGGATAGAGAGTTTGTTCGTCTTATGCTTGAGAATACTTGGGACAAAAACCGTAAAGAGTTAGTGGCCTTTGAGATGGCGCAGATGGGTTCGATTACAGGTGATGTCTTTGTGAGAGTGTCTTGGGAAGATAGTGACCCCATCGAGAGTCCTTATGCTAGGGTAGATGTATTACCTAGTCAGTATGTATTCCCCTCATTTGGTGGACCACATGGCGTTGACCGTAAAAAGGTTAATTCTGTCTTAGTTTTATTCCCAAGATTTAAGAATGGTGACGCTTCATCAACTAATCGATTTGGAGATATGCCCTCTAACAATGTGGAATGGTATGGAGAGCGTTGGTACGCTAACAAGGTAATTGAGTATTCACCGAATGGTGGTGAGCGTGAAAAGAAGAACCCACTAGGTGAAATACCAATCGTACATATCCCGAACTACCCAATAGCTGGAGAGTTCTATGGCCGTTCTGACCTTAGCGATGTAATCTCCTTACAGCGTGAGTACAATGAGAAAGCTACTGATATAAGTGATGTTATTAATTATCATGGTTCACCTGTAACTATTGTTAAGGGTGCTAAGCTCACTCAGTTAGAGCGTGGTGCTAATCGTATGTGGGGCTTACCTGAGAATGCAGAGGTAGAGAACCTAGCATTGAATGGTGAGCTAAGCCCAAGCATGGATTACTTGGATAGAATCAAGAAAGCTATGCATGAGATTGGTGGTGTACCAGAGATTGCGTTGACGAGTAACATAAATAACCGAGAGACAGGAGCATCCGTATCGATGAGGTATATGCCAATGTTAGAGTCTAGGCAAGTTAAGGTACAGACTTATGGTGCTGGCTTGAGGCTAATCAATCGCTTGATCATGAAGATTACAGCACTAGCCAATAATGACTTTGGTAGGGCTTTCGATTTACTTAACGAGAATAACAAGTATCGCAATGAGATTATATTCCCAAGCCCTCTACCGAGAGATGAGAGTATTGAGCTTGATCGAGCCACTAAGCGACTTGACATTGGTTTATCATCTAAGCGTTTCGAGATGCAAAAAATGGGTATGTCGCAGCGTGAGATTGAAAAGATCAAAGAGGACATCGAGGAAGAAAGAGAACAACTCGCAGAGTTAGAGTTCTCTATTGGGCAAAAGTTCATGGAAGAAGCAGAAGCACCCGAGGTGGAGATGCCTAAGTTTGAATCCTTAGAGCCACCCAAAGAGCGAAGCGGTAATCCTAACCCAAAGAGGCCGAATCCCGACTCAGTTGGTGAGTCGATTTCTAATACAAAGACAACGGAAGCAATGAATGGCTAGGAAGAAGTTCAAAGCCCAATCTATTAAGGGCAAGGGTTTACTATCAAGTACGCATACAGTAAGGACAGCCAGTGGTGGAACTATGACTGTCCAAGCTCAACCTGCTTCGGTGAAGAAAGGTGAGCGCAACTATGAGATAGCAGATGCTAAAAGGCGTATCTTGAATAGGTTACCAACCCAAGATGGCAAGGTAAGGACTTTGATGCTTGATGGCATCAAGAGAGCAGATGCTGTCTTTGGTAGGTATGATAGTAAGCGTAACAGAACTACTGGGGAGCTAAGACCGCCTGATAAGACTGCTTTAGCAAGAGAGTTGGAGCAAGTAGTAAGAGGTACTGTAAGAGGTGCAAGAGATCAGATCTTGGAAAACCTTGAGGGTTCTGTGAAGACCTACCTTATTGGTGTAAGAAGATCTTTACCCAATAGAGATCGATTACCTATGTCTACTATCAATCAGATTGCTAGGCGCAAGGCTTTGCAGGTCTATAACCAACCCACAGGTAAGAGTGGTATGAATACAGCTCAAAGGTTAGGTGGGGTTGGTGCTAAGATGGAAGCAGAGTTAACCAAACTTATTGACTCAGGCTTACTAAAGCGAATAGAGAAAAGACCAAGCCTTAAGAAATCTTTAGTAGACCCCAAAGGCTCAAACAAGTCTTGTGTGGCTAAGTCTATTACTAGGATAAACAGGACAGAGCAAAACAGAGCTATGCAATCAGCTACTATTGAGGTCATGAGATCAATCGGTATAAACCTGTTCTACTGGAGACTTAGCGCAAGCCACAAGGACTATGGTGGGACTGAGATATGTGAGGTCTTATCCGTAAGCACAGGTGCGGATGTTTCAGGTATTTTACCTAATGATTTCAGTGGCTCATTAAGTGGTTTGTATTCAGATTCTAGTGTCCCCGACTTGCCACACCCTAATTGTATGTGTAGCTTAGAACCACTAGTTGTCTGATTTTAGTTTGATAATCTGTATGATATAATAGATAATCCCTATTGGATAACTTTATTTTTCAAATACATTGATTGGAGATTAATCATGCCAATGTACAAAACTCACAATGCACAACCAATGAATCGACCTGGCCAAGACGCATCTACTAAAGATCGTGGAATGAGCCAATACTTCGATATGCGTAACCAACCTAACAAGGCTAAAGTCCAAGATGGTCGCCAAGTTATGATGGAAAACGCTCCTGGTCAACATGCTCGTAGAGCGCCAAAAGTTGACATCTTACGCTAATTAACTCCAATCGCACCTAGCTACTAACAATAAGGGCATATAGACAAATGAGTGACATGACAGATACCAAGCCAGCGAACATAGAAGAAAGTCAAGCGAGTACACAATCTACCCAATCTACCGAGAGCAAAGAAGCACCGAAAACTACTGAGGAAGTTTTCACTAAGGCGCAACTTGATGAAATGCTCAATAAGGTAAGGCGTGAGGAAAAGGATAAGCTTTATAAATCCATTGAGAAGAATAAAGCCCAAGCCGAATCAGTTCAAGCCGAGCGAGATAAGGTGCTAGAGGATTTAAAACTAGCGAAAGAAAAACTTTCTACAATACAGGACTCAAGTATGAGCGACATTGAAAAAGTAAACAAGCAGATCGATTTGCTTGCAGAGCAGAATGACCTACTAAAGAAGCAGTTAGAGACAGTGTCTCAACAGGCTGAGGCGAGAGTTCGTCAAAGCGAGGTCAAATCTTATAAGCAAAAGCAAATTGAAAAGAGCGGTTTACTATTTCCTGAAATGGTAAGTGGCAATACTCCAGAGGAGATTGATGCTTCTATTTCAATGCTCAAAGAGAGAGAGCAGTCAGTAAGACAAGAGCTTGAAGACCGACTTCGTAGTGAAAAGGCACAGGATGTTCCTAGACCTATGTCACCCGAAGCTAGTCAACCTCAAGTTGCAAATGCTGATCGCTATCGTATCTCTAAGATGAGTCGTGACGAATACAGTGCGTATCGTCAAAAACTCATGGCGCAAGCTATGGATGCAGTTCGCAGATAAACATTTACTTTATATTTATTAGTTAGGAGTCAATTATGCCATCAGTGTATAATAAAATCTCAGGTGTAAACACCAGCGGTGACATTGTTAAATTACCCGAAGCCCTATTAGACGTATTCAGCTTAGACATCTTGCATAATGCTCAAGGCATTATGCGCTTTGAAGAGTTTGCTGTTCGTAGACAAGAACTACTAGCTTCTCCAGGCGAAGTTGTTAAGTTTACTATCTATGATGACATCTTACGTTCAGCTACCAACAATAAGTTAGATGAAAGCGATAGTCTCGCTGCTCAAACAATGGCAGCTACTCAAAAATCCATCACAGTTGCTGAATGGGGTAACGCTATCAAAGTTTCTGAAAAGCTACTTCGTCTTTCATGGGATGACGTTATGGCTGAGTCAGCAACTCTACTTGGTCGTGACTATGCAGTTACTCGTGACATTGCACTTCGTGATGCTTTATTCAATGGTGTAGCTAATGCGATTACTGCTGGTAATCTTCCAGCAGGACATAATTTCACTACCGATGGAAATATAACAGGTCAAGTGGCAGACAGCCTTATCAATGCAAATGAGACTTTTGACATTGAATCAATCCGTAACGCAGTAGAGATTCTACAAACTAATAATGCACCTAAGTTCTTTGGTGATTATTATGTTTGTTTCCTACACCCACACCAAGCAAGTTATCTAAAGCGTGATCCTGATTGGATCAATGCTCACCAATACGTTGGTACTCGTAACCTATTCAATGGTGAAATTGGTCGTTGGGAAGACGTTATCTTCATCGTTACTACTCATGCGCCTAATGGTGCAGCGGCTTCTTCGGCTCCAGGTTACGATGCAAGCCTTATTGGTGATGATACTAATGGTATTGCAAATAATGTTAAAGCTTACAAAGCTTGCGTGTTTGGTGATCAATGCCTATACATTGCAGACAGCCTACCAGTTGAGCTTCGTGACAACGGTGTAGAAGACTTTGGTCGTACTCATGGTCTAGCTTGGTACTCAATCTTTGGTGTTGATGTTCTTAAGCCAGAATACGCAGTAACCATCACTTCTGCTTAATTCCAAGTAGAATAACTATTTAAGGGGCGAATAATGTCAAAGAAGAAGAAAAGCACAGACGAAGTAAAACAAGCAGCTAAAGAGATCGCTTCTGTAGTGGTTGCCACAGCAAATGTAGAGAAGCCAAAGGTAGACGTACCCAAAGCAGAACCTGTAGTTGCTAAAGCTGAGATTCCAAAGGTTGTAGAGGCGAAGACCGCACCAGTTAAAAATATCAAGATTAAGGCTACTGCTTCTGTAAGAGGTCAGTATAATAATATGCGATATGAGATTAAGTCAGGTGAGGTTTACACTTTCCCTGCGCCTTTGGCGGAATGGCTAATTAGTTTAGGCCGAGCGATTTAAATATAATATGGGGGCTGATTATGGCTGATACAAACTCACTCATTAGAAGAATAAGAGCTAGAGTGCATGATAATGTTAGTCATACATCGAGAGAAGATGGTCGGCCTTTATATTTAGACTCTTACTACATTGATAGTATTGAGAGTGGTTTAGGTCGAATGAACCTAGACTTAGATAGTGGATATAGCATACAGACCTTGCCAGTAAAGTATGAGTACTTAGCTGAGCTTAGAGGTACTGTGAATATGTGTTATGTTCGGGGTGCAGAGGGAGCTACAGGTGATGTAGAGGACTTCCCAAATGTACCCGACCAAATTGTCACTGTACCGCAACTGACAGTGCAGAGACAACAGATGCCACTAGATGGACCAAAGTTTTGGTTACGTCTAGCGGAGAAGCTAGAGAATGAGTATTTAGAGGCTCTAGCGAGATTGAGAGATAGAGGTGACGAGGGTGCTGAGATTCAGCAATACACTATGTCAAGAAGATCTCTTAGAACAGGTAGGCGAATGCCTTATGTATATGACAAGCCTATCCCTGTACCAGAGGGTTTTGCTTTGTCGGTGGCAAATGGAGTGGTCAGTGTAACTTGGGGTATCGTTTATGATGAGTACTTCAATTACTATGAGCTTCAAAGAAGTACCTCTCAGCAGTTTCCAACAACTTTTGGCGTATATGCCTCAAGTGACAACCATGATAATCGGTTCAACGATACTCCAGGGCAAGGAACTTGGTACTACCGATTAGCGATATACAACTCGAATGATCTTGTCTCTTATAGTGAGACAGCGAGTGTAGTGGTACAATGAGCATTAAGGCAATCAAGGTGGCGCAAAAGGCTTTAGAGCGTCAACACCATAACTATGGTGAGATTGTGCAAATTGTTAAGTATATCCCAAGTGCAACAGGTGGTATTTATCGCCAGCGCAAGAAGCTGTATGAAGCACCTTTTGAGATAAAGGCTTCGGTAGCAAGAATGCCCGAAGAAGAATCATTAGGGCGCATAGGTGAATCCTCACAAAGAGAGGCAGAGATTACTATCCCAGTATCGTTTCTTAAGGAATACTTTGGTAACTCTACACCTGTAAATAAGATGCTTACTACAAGTGATCTAATTGTCTTTGATAACAGGGTATGGAGAATCACTCAAAGTGCGCTAACTGGTCGAATTGGAACAGAGCCACTTTTAGTGTATCTTATACTAAGAGAGAAGCTTGGAGAAAAGGAGACTGATTATGCCTAGTAAGAAGACTCCATTTTCGATGAGAATCTCAGGTACTTACTTTGGTGTAAAGGTTAATGTAAGTTATAAAGAGTTTGGTCGTGTTAAGAGACAAATGAATATAACAAATAGTCAGCTCTTAAATAAGCTTAGACCAATGTTTAAGGCTAGACTCGAACATCGTATACCAAAGTTAATAGAACAGCTTCAAAATGGCTTACAGGGGCTAATAGGTACAAAGGCTTTTGAGTCTCAACCTAATGGCCACAATCATAAGCCACATAAACAAATACCTGACCCACTAACAAGAATTGTGGAGCATGGTTATCGCTACTCTGTAAGTGGTAGTAAAGATAAGCTGGGTGTTGAGATTGTACCTAAGCGTAACCGAGTTAAGCAGATAAATTACCACAATAGAATGGGCAAGACCCCAAGAGTATACCATGATGGTTATGTGTATCGCTCTAAGTCTTCTAAGCGTGGTGTACTACAAGGTTTAGATGATACCTGTTTGCCATTTTTTGATAATGGTCATCATGGTAGGATTGTGCAGAAGTGGTTAGAGAATAGTCAAATAGGTATGGCTTTCGCTATTGATGCTTTCTTAAAGGGTCAAGCTGACGATGTAGAACAGGGTAATATATAATGGCTATTGCATTTTGGAAGCTTGAGGATGCCTTTGTAAGAAAGTTTGCTGGTAAGGCTTTAAAAGATCGCAATGAGCGAATTAACCCTGTACCTGTATTCTTAGATTATCCTGACATAGAAGAATCTCCAGATGAGCGTTATCCTAGTATCTCAGTTGTCTTCAATGGCATGAGTCCTGATGTAGATATGTATGACTCAGATGCTGATAGGGTAGTTGATGTAGATTACACAACAAGTCCACCTACATTTATTAAACGTAGAATGGCTGAGTTTTATGACATTAGTTATGAAGTAAAATCATTCTCTTTAAGTGCGGTTGAGGACAGAGAGCTTACTAGGTGGATAGAGTCTCGCTTCTTACCTAGAGATACCATCGAGGTTGAGGGTGGAGCTTACCATGTATTCAGACAGTCATTCACAGTATCGGACTCAGTGAACATTGATACAGTCATTTATGAGAAGACTTGGGTTTACTCAATTAAGGCTGACATAGAGGACACCGATAATGATAACTACCAAAAAGGTGTAAATGAGGTTAGAATAGAATCTAATTTAGTGAAAACTATTCCTAAAATTATTGAACCTACAAGTACAAGTCGCACAAAATATGTATATAATGCACCCAAGTCTGCTATTAATGCAGAAGAAGCGAATAAGACAAAGAATCGTGTGATAGCATTTGATGACCAAAGTTATTGGTTTCTTCCTAAAAAGTGAGGTGAATTATGGCTTACACTAGGCCAGACGTTTATATCGAGGAGATTTTAACTCCCGAACTAGCACCACAAGGTGTTTCTACTAGTATTGCTTCGTTTGTTGGTGCAACTTTACGTGGCCCAAGTGATAAGGCAATTTTCATTGATAGTTTTGCAGCTTTTCAGCGTATCTTTGGCGATAAAGCTGTAGATGGCGAATCTATCTTTTACAGTGTTCGATCATTCTTTGAGAATGGTGGTGCAGGCTGCTATATCGTTCGTGCGGTAAGTAGCTCTCAAGTTGGCGGTGCAAGCCCTAACGCTACACCAGCAAACACTACTATTAATAATAATCATGGCACACCTACAGGACTCCTTAAGTTTTTTGCTGGCTATCGTGGCTCTGATAGTCATGGAGCAAAAGGTAGAAAAATTGAAGTAAAGTTGAGTGAGGTTGGGGTGGAAACAACAAGCTCAGACGCTTTAACTGCAGGTGACCTTGATATAAAGGTATCAAGTGCGAATGGTATCAATGTTGGTGACATTGTAAAAATAGATGATAATACTAATGACACATACCTTAAGGTGTCTAAAATAGAGAGTGGTCTTGATAGTAGTGGTGCTATTATTCGCACTCTTACTTTTACTTCTGCTAGCACTGTCGCAGTTGGTAGCGGTGCAGACGTAAAGGTCATAGCTTATGATCTTTCTGTTTTATATGATGACGTTGAAGTAGAATCTTATAGTCGTTTATCAGTAGACCCTGACAGCGACCTCTACTTTGAGACTGTTATTAATGATGAACAAGTCGGTTCTGAGTATGTTAAGGTTCAAGACCTAAAAGTAGGTTCTTCTCTTTTATCGGTCGAAAAAGAGATTGCTTCAAGCGTAATAGGGAACGAACTTGGTCTTGATACTAATGGTGAAAATGAGCTAACTGGTTTTGCAATTGCTACTGATTTACAAAATGCGCTTGATACACTTGATGCTAAAGATGCTGTGAACCTACTTTGTGTTCCTACATCAATCAGTGCTACAGGCATCTTCCCAGCAGCTAGCTCTAACATTACCCACATTAAAATGCTTAAGTACGTTGAGGGTCGCATGGATATGTTTGCGATCTTAGATGCACCAAGTGGTAAAACAGCAGATGCTACAGGCACAGGTTCTATTGGGAAATATGTAAAGGAAGATCTTGGTTTAGATTCATACTGGGGCGCACTTTACTATCCACATATTACTGTTAAAAAGGGAGCAGGGTCTATTACTATCCCACCAAGTGGTGCGATTGCAGGTCTTTACAGCCGAGTAGATGCTATTGGTGCGCCTACTGGTGGTGTAAGCTCAGCTCCTGCTGGCTTTGGTGACTTTGGTCGCTTAGAGGGCATTCGCAAATTAGAGGTAGAAGTTAGCGAAGCACAGCATGGTCCACTTAATGTTATGGGTGTTAACTGCTTGCGAGTAGTAGATCGTGCGCAAGGCGGTGTGTCAGTAAATGTACTAGGCGCTCGTACTCTTAGCAGTACCTTAGACTTCCGTTACATCAATGTTCGCAGAATGATGAACTTCATCGAGAAGCGAGTTAAGAGCATTGGCGAAGATAGCTTGTTCCGTAACAATGGTCCTGTTCTTTGGGCAAGCCTTACCTCACAGATTGAATCATTCTTAACTAAGCGTTTTGAAGCTGGAGAGCTTGCAGGTAACTCTATCCAGGAAGCTTTCTTCGTAAAGATTGATTCATCGAACAATACCGCAGATTATATCAAACAAGGAATCCTAATTGGCGAGATTGGTGTAGCCCTACTTCGCCCTGCTGAGTTCATTGTTTTCAAGTTCAGCCAAGTACAAGCAGGCTAAGGAGATAGATAATGGCAAGTTTAACAAAAGACGTATATAGAGGGTTTAAGTTCTCTGTAGAGATCATTGGACAAGGTGAAAACTACTTCGCTGCTAGAGCCTCATTCCAAAAAGTCACAGGTATGCAATCCTCTGTAGAGGTAGTTGAGTATCGTGAGGGTAACATGGCGGATCGCATGGAGAAGTTAGCAGGTATGATGTCTTATGACTCTGTGACCTTAGAGCGTGGTATCTCTAGCGATGATGCTTTTAACACTTGGATGAAAGATGTTTGTGACGTTGTTAGCGGTGGTGGCGATGGAGTTACCTCTAGTGGCCTTGCTGACATTGGCGCACAGTCTTATAGGCGTGACATTAAGATCACTTTGTTCAATAAACAAGCTCAACAGGTTAAGTCATACATCCTTAAAGATGCATGGCCTAGCGAGTACACCATTGGTGACTTTGACGCTACCTCAAATGACGTTGTAATCAGCACTCTAGTGCTTCAACATCATGGCATTCAAGAGACAAACCTACTCGCTTAATTAAAGCTCACCTTAAAGATATACCCTATAAATAGTTTCCAACAACTTTAATAACACAGGATAATAATATGATTACTGATAACGATAGAGTAGCTCTACCTATTGGACTTGAGATTGATGGTATTCGATACCGCAATATAGTCATTGATGAGATGACTGGTATTGATGAAGAAAACCTCTCATCTCGCAAAGTTCGCAATAATGGCGCAAAGGCAATCACTCTTCTTCTTAGACGCTGTATTCAATCTATTGAGGGAGTACTTGAGCAGAAGCGTGACCCTTTGGGTTTAATTGATGAGAAGTATGTTCGTAACATGTATGTAGCGGACAGAGACTTTCTTATTATGTGCATTAGGACTATTAGTGGCGACTCTGAGTTGCTTATGAATGTGAACTGCCCATCATGCGATTCTGAGGTAGACAAACTGGTCAACCTAAAAGAGTTAGATGTATATGAGTGGGATGAGAATGAGCCAGTAGAGATTACTGTTGATTTACCAAGAGGTTTTTATAACCAAGATACTCAACAGTATAACAAAAGGGTTCGTTGGGGATTCCCAAAGGGGGTTGCTCAGGAACGTTTAGCATCGCTACCTGAGAATGAGATGGGAACAAATCTTATTGCTATAGGCTTAAGAAGCGTAGATGGCAGAGATAGTATTCCTAGCAGCGATGAGGTAAGAAGATTAAGCGTAAGAGATCGAGGTGCTTTAGCTGATGCCATAGTAGAGAATATGGTTGGTGTAGAGACTAAGATTGAGATGTGCTGTGATGCTTGCGGTCATGAGTTTGACTCAGAGGTGAATACGGTGGGTTTTTCCAATTTGGGTCAACGAAAGACCCAGAAGCGATCAAGCGTTGGGACAAATGGGCGGAGAAAACGCAAACTTCGTTAATTCGTACAGTAGTTGCTATTGCAGAGCGGTGGCATTGGACTAGATGTGATATACTTAGTTTACCAACGAGACAGAGAGCTTTATACTTAGAGTTATATGAAGAAATAATAGACAAAGAGCGAGAAGCCAGCCGAGCCAGGAGATAGTTATGTCAATACAAAACTTAACCGCAGCAATTAATCTCCAAATAGCAGGTACTAGACAAGCCTCTAATCAGATTAGGGGCGTAACTACTGCAATTGAGAATCTCACAAAGTCTTTTAATAGATCTTCTCAAAGCCAAACAAAGCACCAAAAGCAGACTAAAACAAGTCAACAGGGTTTAGCGAATATACAGGCAGGTCTTGTACAGTTAAGTACTTGGTTACTAAATACCAATGTTCGGATAAACAACTTATTCGATAATATGACTAAGAGGTTCATCGAGTCTGAGACTGCAATGACTCAACTTAGGGTAACAATGGGGTTAGCAGGTGAAAGCGCAACTGACCCTATGTTTAGGGCAAGGTTTCAAGAGTTCGATATGTTCAAGAATCGTATAGATGACCTTGCCATGACGACTGAGTTTACAAAAAAGCAAGTAGCTAATGCTTTTACTGCTTTAGTACAAAGTGGCCGTACTGGTGCAGAGGCCATGAAGATGTTAAATGGAACTTTGCAGTTAGCTACAGCTTCGGGTGGACAGCTTGATTTAGGACAAGCGGTGGATATAGCTACTTTGACTCTTGGTACTTTGGGTGGTTCTGTAGAGGAAGTAGATGACAACTTAAATATGTTATTGAAGACCTCTCAGAAAACCAAGATTGGCTTTAGAGACTTACAGCAAGTACTTGGTAGTCTAAGGGCAAGTTATTCAAGATTCGCAGAGACTACAGGTGTTAGTCGGGAAGCTGAGTTAATGGGTTTAGCTGCTGCTACAAGAGGAATGGGGTTGGGAGGAGCGGAGTCTGCCCAACAGGTTGATCAATTCTCAAGGTCTATACTTGGGTTAGTCGGGGTTGTTAGCAAAGGGCAACTAAGACAACTAAAGGGCATGAAAGTAGAGGGTCGCTTTAGTATGAAGCGTGAGTCTTTACTGCAATTCTTTGGTGTCCAATCTATGAGTAAGTCTCAGATTCAAAAAAGATTAGGGCAACAGTTTAGTAATGTAAGTGTAGCTAGGGATGCTTTTGTTAAGAACCAGCTAATGAACTTTGATAAGAAAACAGGTAAGTTTGAGCAGAAAAGTATATCTCAACTTATGGAGACTTTGGTTAGTCGTTACGCTGTCTTAAAAGAAGCACAAGGGGCAGAAGCTGATGCGATTGCTAAACAAGCTTTTGGTACTCAGTCTGCTCAATTTATGCTCCAGGCTATAGTGAAATTAGCTGAGCAATCTGGTAAGAAAGTTGGCGATGCGGGGAAAGTTTTCCAAGAGTTAGTGGCAACCATATCTAAAAACAATGGAGAGCTTGCCAAGTCACAAGCAGAAGCTCTTAAGACCTTAGAGAAGCGAATAGAGTTAGTGAACTCAGCAGAGGATGCTTTATCTAATACAATCTTCCAGCATGACATATACGCTAATGCGATCTTAGATACATATAAAGAGACTTTGACTGCTACAAATAAGCTAATGAAGAACAATGATAGCTTAGCTTCGTCTATCTCTTTTATTGGCCGTATGATGCAGTTCTTAACAGGTGTAGGCACAACTTTAGGGTTTACCTTAACAGCGATGGCCACCTTTAGTATTGCTTTGACACATTCTTTAAAAAATACAAAAGGCGCTGCTACAGGGTTCGGTGCTACAATGAGAGCCTTTGGTAGTATGTTCTTAGTACCTACCTTAACAGTCATGATGCAGATGATTGGTGCATTAGGTATCTTGGGTATCTCTGTGGTGGCCTTAATGAGATACTTCTCTGGAGCAGAGGGTATTGGAGAGGGCTTCAAGATAGTCTTAGAGAAGATTGGTGATGTAGCTAGGGCTACAGGTGGGATTATTCAGTTAGCTTTTTCTTCTCTTAGTGGTAAAAAGTCTTTAGAGGAATTGACTAATGACTTCTACAGATTTAGAGATCAAAAACGTAAGATTGATCAAGAGATTTTAGCCCATGAAATGGGAACAGCAAAACTAAGCCAATCTCAGTTCTATCTAAAGAAAAGGCAATCAAGAGACTTCTTTGATCACTTGCAGAGAATAAATAAGGAACTAGGTGCAGAGGGTCGTAGATCTTTAGTAAAGATGGAGCTTGAGGGCAGTAAGGAAACCGTTAGTACGATTGCTAGAATAACAGATCATATTAAGAATCTAGCTAAGGGGATCGCTGTTATTGGTGAGAGTGCCATTCAGCCAATAATGCTTACTTTGGGAGCGGTTTTTGATACTTTATACTATACTTTAGACTTACTACTTATGCCTGTGAGAGCAATAGCTACCTTATTTGGCTTTGTATCAGATGAGGGTTCTTTTATGACTTCGGTCTTAAAGGGTATTGGCACTGTTCTAGGTGTGATTATCTCTGGCTTCTTACTGTCGGGTGCTTGGAAAATGTTTGCAATGACCTTAATGGGTCTGAAAAACAAGTTTATAAGTTTAGGTCAAGGGGTTCATAGCTTCGTTAAAAGTCAGCAAGCTATGCAAAAAATTACAAGTCAAACTATCAATGTAAATAAAGTAAACATTTCTTATTTAGATAGATTAAAACTTAAATACTACGAACTAACTGGTCAGACCCAAAAGTATCAGCAGACATTAGTCCAAGCAGGAGTAGCCGCAAAAAAACATGGCAAGACTCAAATGCAAATGATAAATGGGTTTCAAGGCGTTGGTATGGCTATAGCGTCATTAGGTGGAATGATGACTATGTTTGGAGAGATCACAGGGAACGAATTGGCTTCTTCTACAGGTAATATGACAATGCTGTTTGGTACAATACTCGCTTTTGTTCCTCAACTCGTAAATGGCTTTCAAATGATTATACAAGGGGTTAGGCTTTTAACTCTTGCTAACATAAAGTCAGCTATTGTTATGGCTGCCGCATGGTGGCCTTTATATACAGCTTTGTATGCAATATATCTGTTGTACTCAGCTTTCTCTAAAGTCAAGCCTAAGCCTTTAGACTTAACAACACCTTTGACAACACAGCCAACAGCTTCGATGACAGGTACTAATCTAGTTACCGCAAGTCCTTTAGGTGGGGGCGGTACATATTTAAGGCCATACATTGGTACAGGGGCAACTGCTCAACCGATGGTTAGGCCACCGAGTGCGATGGCTACTACATATATGCCGAGTACCCCAGTAAATGACAATTCAACAACTATTCATATTAAGAATCAAACGGTTGTTGCTAATGATCCAAAAAGACTTGCTGAGAAAACTAAACGTCAGTCAGGTAAGGGGTTAAATTATAATACAGCAGGTACAGGGCGATAGAGGATAAATAAAAATGATTACTGACCGAGGTACAGACACTCCATCGAAAGGGGAAATAAGTTCTCTTGATGGCACTCATGTTTTAGAATTTCAATTTAACCCTACTACGATTAGTGAAAAGAGATCGGTACTGCACCACTTCTCTCAAGCACAAGGCCAAGTACTGCCTTTGGCGCAGTTTGGTATGGTAGAGCCAACTGAGATTAGTTTTGAGCTATTTATGTTTAACCATAATGGTTTAGAGAAACAGCTACACAGTTTAAGAAAGCTTACCCTACCTAAGTCAATAAACAAACCTGAGTATTACGGCCAAGTAAGTCCTCATAAATACATGTTGAACCTTATGGACTATGGAGTTTTTATTGGGGTTGTAAACAGTGTAGACCTTACTGTTGAGCAGTACGCTAAACAAGATATGACCCCCATTCACTTAAGGGCTTCAATTACTTTTACAGTCATAAGCCAATCTTTAGTTGATGATGTTATTAATTTAAATCTTATAAGTGGGCAGTAGTATGAGTATCATTACTAGAAAAAGCAGATATAAAGAGTATGGCTTTGTGGTTTATTATGAGTACAAAGAAGAAGCAAGGGATATAGAGTCTGCACCTGAGAGAGAGATAGTCACTACACTTTTGCGCCCTACCAGTTATTCCTCTCAGTTAGAGCTAATTAGTCATACTATTAGGCAAGGAGAGAATATGCATAACTTAGCTCTCAAGTATTACAAAGATGCTCGACTATGGTGGTTTATTGCTGACTATAATCCATTGCTAGACGCTAATAACCTAAAAGAGGGTGACCAAGTTGTTATTCCACCTAACTCAGAGGTTAATGCTTACTAAGGAGTCTTGTTATGGGTACAACACCACAAGTTAGAAAAAAAACAACCATATCAAAAGAGAAGAAGCGTACCCCAAAAAGAAAAAGACGCACTAAGCAAAAAACTAGCAACAGGTATGAGCCTGCAAGGTTAAAGCCTCAAGTGCAGATGATGAAAGAAAGAAACCAGAGTCTTCCTTTTCACTCTTTAGTGGGAGAGACTAACCTTGACCCTTATGTATGGATTACTCTTAAAAAAGATCTCCGTAAAGGCCCAAAGAATGATAGGTTGAACCCTATCCATAAGGGCTTGAAAAGCATTAGTTTATCTAACGAGAAAAAGAAGTACCCAAAGGTAGATTTTGTTTTATACGTTCCTGACTTTAGGGACAATAAAAAAGACTCTGGGCGTTCAATAAATGAGTTCATTATTGGGGCAGAGTTCTTTGTTAAGTGGGGCTACAGTAGCAACCATACCCAATGGGGTCCGTTCAGAGTCACAGAGCGTGACATATCATTTGATGAGGGAACTGCTTTACTCCAGGTAACAGGAATTATGGGTGCAAGGTTATTTGCTACAAGCACAGCAGAGGTCTTCTCAAATGCTGAGGGAAAGTTAGCAATTGATCAAATAGCTTCTTTGGTAAACATAAGTGTTAATAAAAAAGAGTTATTAGACGAAGAATATAATTATTTCTTAGATGATAAAGGTGGGCCACCTTTGATTGCAGCAGGTGGCAATTTAGGACAAGCAATATATAAAGATACTGTAAAGAATGATGTAGACTTTTACTTTGACCCAGAGGTAGGCGAGATAAAGCTATCAACCCCATTCAAGTATGAACTTGTAAAGCAAGGCAAGGCTACGCCAGTAAAAATGACTTATGGTTACCCTACCTCGAATATAGCTAAGTTAGATGTTGAGACAAAGCACCCTATTAAAAAAGGTGTATCTCCGAATACAGTTGTGAGAATTAATCAAAAACCTAAAGGGCTAAGTGTAGTAGAGGGTAATACTTTGCGGTATGCGATTGAGGGCTTAATCCCTTATGTAGATACAAATAATCAAACAAAAGAATTGATTATAGGTACTGATAGGAATAGGGCTTGGGGGAAGTGGGTATTCTCTACTAAAAAAGTCAAAGACCCTAGAAAACGAGGCGGTGTTATTGATGAAAATAGTATTGGAAGCGTTGCCCAAGCTATTAGTAACGCAGAGCAAGTTTGGAAACCAGAAAAGGGATATAAGGTTAGTGCTGTAGAGGCTAGTATAGGACATCATTATGATTCTATGGAAGTTGATAGCTGGGCAATGCTCATAGAGAGGGTTGTGACCCTACCTAAAAATCTAGCTTATGAAGATAAAAAGTTAAATATATTTGAGTATAACCAAGCAGTAAAAAATCGAAGCAAGCCTGTAGTTTTACTAAGTACAGGTTTAGACGAGAATAATGAGGTTTCCGTAAGAGTATATTCAGATTTGAATAGAGCTGTAGAAAGTAAGCCCTTGCCTAAAAAAACAGCAGCCACTAAGAGCGATAAGCTTACAAGTACTACAGTAGAGTCTGTACCAGTGGGTAGCATTGACACACCAGAGGGTGAAGAAACTACAGATGAGATCGTAGAGACTTTGAGAATAAGATCTGATCTTTTGAACTACAAGGGAGACAGAAGAAAGCTTAGACCAAAGTTCAGAAAGTTACTTGAAGAATACGAAGCAAAGCTACTCCAATTCAAAAATAGGTCATTTGAAAATAATAGCCTAAGAGTCGCTTCAAGAAGCTTTGGTGAAGTTTCCGCTATAGCCTTAGTACGAGTAGACCCTACTAAAGCGAATGGAAATAAATCTAACGAGGGTAAAGTATCAGATACAGCTAGTGGTGAAAGCGATAACCCTAATTCATCATTCAAACCCAAAGCTCAATCCAGTGGGGTAGGTAGGCCAAGTCGTAGGATAACTAGGACTAAGTTAAGTATAGACCTTAAGGCAGGTGACTGGACTATGAGAGTTGGAACTATTATTGAAATTGTAGACTTACATAAAAAGATCAATGGTTTTTACTATGTGTTCTCAGAGGAGCATACAATTGACTCTAATGGATTCCATACAAGTATTCAGTGTAAAAAGGCTTCACAAAGAATGGTCGATAAATACTCCACTTCAGCAAAGAAGAGATCTAATAGTAAGAAGCCTACTAACACTACTAGGGTTGCGGCAGGTGCGGAAGTACCTGCTTTTCAAATTAATAAACAAGCATTAGACGCTCTTGTTGATGAGGAATCAAAAACCTTAAGTGAAAAGTCTTCTGAACTGCGGAATAGAGAATTAACAATGGCAATGATCTCGCCTACAATGGTTCGGTTTGAGACAGGAATGTAATGATAGACCAGCAAGAATATGAACAAAGGTATTATGGTCGCTTCTATGGTAAGCGCAGAGCAGTCGTGGTAGAAAACCAAGACCCAGAGCGTAGAGGTCGTATCAAGGTTGAGAATACAGAGCTTTATGGTGTAAGTAAAAGTCCTTGGTGTATGCCTTGTTACCCATTCTATGGTGGGCGAGATTGTGGTTTCTTCTCAGTACCGCCTATTGGGTCTTTGGTATGGATTGAGTGTGAAGAGGGCTTACCTGCATATCCTATTTATGCTGGTGGTTACTTTGACATGGTTAAAGATGGTCACTTTAGTGATGGTTCACCAATAGAGCAAAGCTCTGACTTTCAAAAAGAACCTAGTACTGCCCCAGCTCACGCTAGAGGTGACTATGATGGTTCTGACTATGGTGGGCTAAAAGGTGCTTATGGAGTACCTGCTACCTCATTTGAGGGTGATTATGGAGAGGTGACCATACTGCGGACTAAGACAGGTCACATGCTAGAGTTTGACGATACTGAGGGTGCAGAGAGAGTACAGATTCATCACTCAAGTGGCGCTCATATTGAGATTATGCCAGATGGTTCAATAAACCTTGTGACCGAGGGTAGAATACTGACTCGCTCAGGTCATCGAGAAGAAGTTGTGATCAATAAAAGCCGAAAGACTACAGGTGGGAGTGAACGAGTAGTTGAGGGCGATGTAACAGATACAGTTAGCGGTAAGAGTACAACGAGTATTACAGGCGAGTCCTCAGTATCATTAGGTAGTCTCAATGCTGATATAAATGGTGCGATAGAGGTTACCTCTACAGTACTAAGAGCCTCGATGGATAACCTGTTTGAGGTCAATGCAGGTGGAGACATTTCTTTGTCTGCCTTTGGGGATATGGACTTAATTTCAGCAGGTAAGGGATTGCTAAGTGCCACCAACTCTGTGACTGTACCAACAGGTATCTTTTTACAGGACTCACTTACATTACAGGCACTCAATGGCAATATGAGTTTATTTAGTGCTGATTTGGCAGGTCTACAGAAGTATGGTGTCTCTATGAGAGGTGGGCTTCCTGCTTTGACTGGTGGTCAAGTGTACTTAGGTAACCTAACGTCTTTAGAGAGTTTACTTGGTGTAGGTAGCGTACCTTTGGTTAAAGAGCCTGCTATCTTGGGTACACAAATGAGATTATTTATGGAGAGTATTCTGACTGCCTTAGATGCTTTCTTTGTGCTAACCTCAACTGGTGGGGTAACTCCAGGTTTTGGTGGTCCTAATCCAGTTCTAGGTATAGCTTCGACTACTGCTCAAGTTGCCTTGACTGCCGCTAGGCAAACATTCATGAACCCAGTGAGTCCGTTAATTACTTCGGACTGTGTATTCTTAAGTAAGGTGTGATGACATGGCATTAAACGTACAAGCTTTAGCTACAGCTTTGGCCCAAGTAGATATAAATCAAATTAACAAGGCTTACTCAGAGAAAGGTGTTGTTCCGCCTACCTTAGATGCGGAAACACAATCCAGCATACAGGAGAAGTCTTTGGGTTATGCCCAAGCTATCCATGCTTGGATTTTGACAGCCACTATCAACACCAATGTAAATACAAGTGTAACTACTGCTCATGCTCCTGGAACGATAAATGTAGTAGGAACCGCTGCTGCACAATCTAATCCTGTACCAGTGGCAGGTACAGGTACAGGAACTGGTACAGGTATAGGTACACTATCTTGAGTTTCCAAAAACTTTTGAGGGATTATGAACGAATTAGATTTAAAGAAGCTTGAAGACTCTTTGCCAGCACCCTGGGATAAGCGTGGAATAAGTGCTGAGGAATATGCTTTAGAACTTACCGAGCGTTGGCATGGACTTAATGATATACTGAATGGTAGACGAACGGACACTACAATAGTAAAATCAACCATTAATGACACTTTAGAGTTTATAGTATGGGCAAGCGCAAAGAGAGAATTAATCTCTGCTGTGAGCTTATTGAAATCGCATATCACAAGGATTAACCATGACAATCAAGGCGCAAAAAAAGGGGCTACCAAGATACGCTGACTTCGAGGACTACATAAATAGTAAGCCATCGGACTTTGAGGTAAAGTGGGGTCGTGGTTTTGGGCTTGAGGAAGTACAAGAGGCACTTGGGCTAGACTTTATAGAAGAAGCATTGAGTGGTCTTGAGTCATTAACAAGTTTCCTTAATAACGTGATTGATGTAGTTGATGCGCTTGCAGATATAGTTGCCATTGCTTTAGGTGTGGCAGTAGATGGATTCTCAGCCTTAGCTGTCATTATTAGAGAGGCGCTTGAGTCTTTTATTAATTTATTTACTGGAGTGTCTGCGAATCCTTTATTCCATTTCCCTACTAGTTATAAGACGAGAAGAAAACCTAATGAGATCATGTATGATTTGGGCATGGCTTATTTAGATCAAAAAGACCTTAATAGACCTATTACTGTTCAAGACACCTTTGGGGCAGCTTTAGTGGTGTTGTTTAGTGCGCCTAATCTACAGCAACTTCAAAATAAGTTTGGAGAGATTGCTAAGTTATTTAAAGGTTTGGGTAGTGACTTTTCATTTGATCTAGATGCTAGATATGCTCGTATAGAAGAAAGATATAATACCAATAGGTATGGGATAGGTGATTATTATATTCTGTTCCAAGACTTTACTCTCAATAGTGTACCAAGTGAAAGCGATGAAAATAAGTTTGCTGGGTATATAAACTCTAAAAGCGGAGATCAAGATTTAGGCATGTATATCCTCAAAGAAGCAGAGGAAAATACCACTGTTGGGATATACAACTTTAGTGTTGGGTCTTTTCGTACTAAAGAAGAAGCTGACCTAGTAAAGAATAAATACTTTAAAGAAGATTATGCTTTTGTAGTAGATAACAAAGATCTTAAGGCTGAAATATATTCAACAATAAGGATAGGTACATCATATAATGTATCAATGTCAGGCCAAGCACCAGACTTTGAGGGTTCACTACAGCTCACTGACTTTGCCTACATAAGAGATTTGGTAACAGACTTGAATAGTCTAATTGTGAATATAGAAAAAGGTAGAAGTCAATTAGATAAGTTTAAGGCCATTATTGCAGCTACCCAAAGACGAGTACAGCGTATTGCTGATACTGCACAAAGGGTTACCCAAACTATTGCATCTTTGATTGCTTTGTTTGCTTTGGGCGGTGGTACAAAGATGGTGACTTGTGTGGGTACAGGTAAAGATAGAGACTTTGCAAATGCTTTGATCAATTCACCCTTGCACCCAAATTACCCGAATAGCGATTTACTTGAGCCTAATCACAATCAGAGCCAACAGAAAGCACCTTTAAGTGTTCTCGCTAGAGAGGTAGGCGAGAGTGCTGTCTTTAGTGGTGCGCTGCTGCTACATCTTGGCGTAAGTGATCCTAGAGCAGATTTTCAGAATCTGCAAAGGGTTATCAACCTATTCATGAAGACAGTAGATGCCGAAGAAGTACAAAAGAAGTTTGACCCATTTGAGGATAGACTGAACAAATCATAAGTAGGAGATAGCTAATGCCATCACTAAAAGGATTATCGTTTCCCCTAAAGTTTACACCCAGAGGTTCATTAGGTACTTCTGATGGTGTGATTAAGATCAAAGAAAATATTAAGGCGATTGCTTTAACAGCAATTGGTGAGCGATTAATGAGTCCAAGTGTTGGCACTTTAGGGTATACTCACTTATTTAGAAATATAAACTCAGGACAAGCAAGTTTGCTTAAGCACCAACTTCGTCTAGGGATTGAGGCAGGTGAAGACCGAGTGACTATATTGGACATAGATATAACTCAGCCCAAAAGAGATGGACAATTAAAGGTAGATTTGACCTTTCAAATAAATACAAGCACTGAGTACGACAACCTAACATTGTTTATATAGGAGAGAAGCCATGCCATTAAGAAACCAACCAAAGTCACTAGGTGGACTTCCGATTCAGATTGATTACACAGCTAGGGATTATGAGGGTATTCGCAATGAGTTACTAAACCTTGCGACTCAGCTTACTCCAGAGTGGACTGACCGCCAACCTGGAGACATTGGGGTTACCTTAATCGAGGCGGTATCTTATATAGCTGACATTTTGTCTTATCAATTAGACCGAGTGCAGAATGAGTCTTACTTGGCCACAGCACAAACAAGAGAGTCTGTAGTTAACATTCTTAGGTTGATTGGGTATGAGCTTAAGCCTGCCTCTCCAGCTACAGTGAATATGGTTATCGAGACCAGTCAAAATAATGTAATACTTGATGCTAACTTCAAGGTGTTTACAGACAGCACAGAGCAATTAGATTCTTTAGAATACACACTAAGTCAACCAGTTACTTTAGCTACTCCTGGCATCTATTGTGTAGGAAGTGAGGCCGCAAGGGTTCAAAGGATTGAGGGTGTTGTTCCTACTGTTAAAGACGAATTAATCTTTACAGCAGGGCGGAGAGAACAGGACAGTTTTCCAAGTAATGGCACAGCTAGTCAGACTTTTTTACTAGGCCAAAGCCCAGTATGTATAGACAGTGAGGGGATTACAGTAAATGTTGGTGGTGTAACTTATGAGGGTAGAACTTCATTCTTAGGAACTGAATCAACAGATAATGTATTTATCTACAAGTTTCTCTCTACTGAGGAAGCAATCATCATCTTTGGAGATGGCATTAATGGCAGCATACCGCCTAATA